CTCAAATGGAAAAACTTCTCCTTTATTTGTAATATTATTACTATCAGTCTGATCGAAAAAATTATTAAAATATAAAGATCTATCTTGATAGTACTTTAAAATATTAGTTTCAATGTCGTATGAAGTAACATAACCCCTAGCTATTTTTTCATTACCTAAATTTTGCTCCATAATCGTTCCAACTAAAGGAAGATCATCTGATTCGATAGAATCTATATCTAACTTTAAGGAGTATACGGAAGAAAATGTAGATTCTGTGAAATTTACATTTCTAGAGTTTAATTTTTTGGGATTTTGGAGTATTCCAACCTGAGCAAATTTTGTGTCTACTGGAAAATCTTTTGTCGAATCGTCAAATCTAGAGTAAATTAATATTTTATCAGAACCTAGTTCTATATAGAGGTCATATCCATGCCCATTCGATGGTGGAATGATCGGAATTAATTTTGCTCTTTCTGAAGTAGATCCAGAACTTCTCAAATCGACTTGTGCCCAAGTATATCCACTTCCTCCGGAAATAACCTTCACATCAGTTATTTGCCCATTATTATTTGCTGTTACTTCTACTTCTCCTCCAGTTCCATCACCTACAATTTTGTAAGTTCCCGACGTATAAATTGAATTTCCTGCTTTTTCGATGTATACTTTTTTGATTTGATTGTTATTCTCAAAAGAATTACCCGATTCTCTTACATTAACAATTTGAGGATCTGTGGAAGTTTCCCAATTGTTTGGTGTTACGATATATTCCGTAGTATCAAATTTAATAATATCAGCAGGATTTACTGTGAAGAGATATTTCCAAATATAACCATCACCACTACTACCTGCTGCGGTAGGTTCTAAATCTACAAATTTTGGTTCATCCCTAGATATGTTTCCTCTTAAATTAGTTCCAGAAGAACCATTATCTATACAAATATAAACTTTGAAATCACTATTCATTACATAATAATTAGTATCATATAATCTACTTCTACTTGAATTTGGACTTAAATTACTTACACTATAATCATGCCTATACATGTCATATCGAGTATTAGAAGTCCAATTAATTCTTCTAATTACTCTTCTTACATTGTCACTTCCAATTTTTTTACCAAATAATATAGTATCTCTATAATGGGATAAGTATTGAAAATTGTCTATAGGACTTGGAATATTTGCTGAAATACCTGAATCAGGATTCCAAGTTGTAGTTCTACCGAAACCAACTTCATCTCCAGTACTACCTGGATTGGATAAACCAAGAAATACATAATAAGAATTGTTAACGTTCAGTAAAGATTCTACAAAATTATTTGCATTCACAATCCTAAATTGATCTGTTACTAATGCCGACATATCTTTATTTTACACATTTTTTTAAATATTTATATGGTTTATATGGACGTTTTAAAAAATAGCACCAGTTTGTCTTAATCCTACTCCTCTTCTGATTACTGAAGGGAATGCTGTTAATCCAACATCAATAGTTTTTCCGGTAACCCCAATAGATATTGGAGAACTTGATCTGTTAATATTTTGAAATCTACCCCAAGAGAATCTTCCAAGATATCCACCAGTTGTTGCAATACCTACAATATTTGAACCAGAATCTACTGTACAAGTTATTATACCTGTAGGTCCGGAAATAGTAATCTCATTGATGTAGTAAATATTATCTAAGAAATTAGTTCCAATACCAATAATAGAATTGTCATCACCATCAACTGTAGTAACTCCAGATCCAACATTTGTATTATAAACTAGAATTGCATAACCTGGTGCCAATTCATCGATATTAACAGAATTATTATTTTTATCTTTATCTCTTTCTATAGTAAATTTCAGTGCAAGTTGACCAGAAGAAGTTGTAGTTCCTATTCCAATAATATTTCCATTAAATCCTTTAATATTGGGAATTATTCCAGTATTTTCAATAATAGGATCTATTGTTTCTACAATTGCACGAGGTGCTAATGTATAACCAAATCCAGGATTTGTTATAGTCACCGAAGACAAAGTTCCACCAATTGAAATAGTTCCTGTGGCAGAAGCTATTGTTCCTATTCCAGTTCCAACCGTTAAAGGATTCATAAATTTAATATCAATCGTAGAAGATGGTAAATAACCACTTCCAGGATTTGTAATTGTAATTTCAGAAATAGTTCCACCAGTGCCAATATTTGTAGTAATATCTGCAGATTCAAAATTATTGTTTTCTGTAATTAGTCCTTTAAATTGATATGGTGCTCCGTCAATATCATCAGAACCAAAGAAATCTACATTATCTACAAAAATAAAGGTATCACTAGTTGAAACATCTTTTATAATTTTAGTGGCTGGATAAATCTGAGATAGAATAGACCTCCTTGTTTTAAATACTTGTTGTCCATTTACAACTCTATCAGTTTTTTGTTTTGTCCATGACAATGGTTTGAAATCAATTTCATTTATACCTTGATCTGCATATGGATTTGTTTCAAAAGTATCTGATCTCGAAAGATCAAAAACAACTCTTTCATCTTGAGTTATTGTTTTGGGAATACTATTATTCTTATTTACTTGAATAGTGTCACCAACCTCTATAGATGGAATAATATCAGTAACTAAATTATCATCAGATCCTTTAGTTCCTCTATAGAAGAAAATATCAATATTATCTTCTACTTTAGGAGCTTCGGTGAAGAGGAAAGACGTTCCACCTTCAAAAGTATAAGCAGTTCCAGGATCTTGAATAATTCCATTAACAATAATGAGTAATAAGTTCTTAAGATCTGTTTCTGGAATATCATCATTTCCTGATTCAAAACTAATCAAATCTCCCTGATAGAATAATGGAAATCTTCTTCTATTTCCATCTTGATAATTTTTAACAGAGTCAATGTAATCAAATTCTCCATATTGGAAAACTGCAAAATTATCACTATAAGTATTTAATACTGTTAGTTGAAATTGTGTTATAGGGGAAGATAATCTAGAATCTGTTACTAATCCTACAGGAGTAAATACATCACCTTTCTTAAATGCATATCCATTGTTTACTATTTTGAAATTTTTGACCTCAAAGTAAGTCGATCCTATTCCTGTTGTAGAACTCGCACCAACATCTACTGAGACTTTAAAACCAACTCCAGTATCTGTAGTTGTTCCTAAACCGACTCTAGAAACACCAGTAACAGAAAGATTTTCATAAGATGGTTCAGATATCATTATCTGTGGATTTACATATCCAGAACCTGAATTTGCAATATTAAAGGACAAAGTTCCACCAGCACCAACAATAGCCTGAATACTTGCAGGTGTTCCAGTGTGTCCAGTCTCAGTAACTGCAACAGAAACAGGTTCTCTATAACCAGATCCAAAACTCAATCCATTAAAATATGGATATGCATTGCCAGATCCAACATAACTATGAGGTATCGTACTAATTCCAATATTCAAATTAAATGATCTTTCGGATACAATTCCAACGATATTAAATATATTTCCTAAAGTACCATCTGGGAAAATAGTCGTTGTTATTCCAGCATGAGAATTGTCGCAAGAGAATTCTAAATTTTCTAACCAAATTTGTTGATTGGAAGAGTTTAAATTGTGATTCGTGGAAGTAGTAACTTCCAAAATACCAGTTTCTTTATTATAGGAAGTTGTTTGTATTCCTAAACTTGAACCATATGTAGATACTCCAACTACGGATGTAATTTCTCCTAATCCATTTAATCTTGGGAAAACTTTTGCTCCATCTAATGGGGCAATTCCAAGTCCTCCAGAAGATCCTAAGGAAACAATTATTCCACCTCTTGGAAGTTGATTTTGGTTTACGTCAATCTCTGAAATGAATACACTATTAGGATCCCCCAAATCACTTCTAATTCCTGTGAATGAAATACTAGTTATTCCAGACACTGAGTCCTCTAAAATATTATAGTTTCCTACAGGATTATTATCTGTTATTGGTGATTGGTAAATTCCATTTAGAATTACAAAACCATTTCCACCAGTTGTGCCAATTCCCGTCGTATTTTGACCGTCAACGGTCAAAGTATACGTTCTACCAATTCCAGTAAAAGTAGGTCCAAGATTATCATAAATTTTATTTGTAGAGTAATCTGCTCTCAAAAACACTCTTCCTGAAAATTCTGCAGATTCATATTCTAAGTTGGATTTATTTCTGGTTAAGATTGCATTTCCTCTAGGTGGTTCGGTAAAATTAATTTTACCATCCAAAATATTAAATGTTCCTTGAAAAACTTCCACAGAAGAAGAATCGGAATGAATCGTAGACGATGAACCTACAGTTCCTCTTTGAACATTTACTAAATTTATATCACCCAAACCAGATATTGGACCAACATTAGTAGTTCCAAATCCAACATTGTTAACTAACATATATTCGTTATCTACTTTCAATAGATCTAGAGGATTTATTGTGGATATTCCACTTAAAGATATGAATGAAGAGGCTGCAGAAACAGATCCACCATTTCCTTCAAGAGTTTTGGTAATTAATGTCTTTACTAAAGGATATTGTACCAAATCACTCAAAGTGATTAAAACTTTTTCATTTGATTTGAACATCTCAAATTGATGAGCATTTCCTGAACCTAAATCTGTAAATGTTACTGCAGTTCCTGCTCTGGTTGTAGAGATTTGGAAAGTGTCATCATCTTCATTCTTATTAATTATAAAAACGGAAGATGGTAATGGACCTTCTGATACTCCATTTTTGTAAGTTACATCAACAGCTGAAATTCCAGAAAAAGTTGATTTTGCGGTGTAAATTAATTCTTCGTTTTCGTTAAAATAATTTCCCTTAAGTGTAAATTTACCCGTAGAAGCATCAAGTTGATTTGTATCTACTGGATTAAATGTTCTTGCAAGAATAGGAACCCCATCTTTTGTTAAAGTGAAACTTTTTGTATTAAATCTATCACCATTAATAGAATTGTATGCTGCAACTTTATGCTCATCTAAAGCAGGTCCATAAATTAAAGGTTTTGGTTGATTTATAAAGTCTACCTCAGTATACAAACATTGACTGAAAGCATTTATACTTACATCCAAATTTTCATCCAGACTTTCATCTGGATAGAACACAAGATCAAAATTAGTAGAACCTAAGTAACTTCCACCAAAAGTACCAATTCCAGTAGTGTAATTATCTTCAGTAATGTATGGAGACTGTTGAATAAAAATATTATTTTGATCTTGTAATAGCAAAACTTGATGTAGAGTTTTAATTGATCCTATTCCAACTTCAATAAAAGATTTAACANCATCAAAATTAAACTTGTTGAGTGATAATACAGTTTTTGCAGATCCAGCATTAGTTTCTTCAATATCTGATCTATAAATAGCACTTCTTTCAGTTGTTGCTGGTTGATTTTCTGCTAAGTATCTGTAATTACCTTCACCTCTACCTGTTGTCCCAAATCCAACAATTCTTGACTTTATAATAAGATTATTTGGGGAATTATTTTCAAAATCCAAAGTAAATTGCCCAGAATTAATATCTGCAACAAAAGATCCTATTCCCAGAAAACTATCCGAATTAAAATTACTATCACTATCAACAAAATATTCTGCAATACTGGTATTTTCCCCATCATGGGTAACATAAAGTTCTACAAGATTTGAAATATTATTTGTTCCATCAATTATGTTTGCCGTTACAAAAATTGATGACAAGGAACTAGTATCGAATCCTACTATATTCATTGTGCTTCCTGCAGAAGATACATTGCTAGATGAGATTAAATCTACAAATCCTATAGATTCTGTTGATATCCCTATATCATTAGTAAATGATTTTTTAATAAATTTAATATTATAATCAACATTAAAAGGATCTGTAGGAGTGAATCTAATAAATGTATCTCCAAATAAATCAGTTTCAATCGAAAAGTCCCCATATTGTTCATTTCCAGTATGAGAAGTTCCTAATCCCGAATTTGTAAGAGTTTCTTTTTCGAGAATTGCAAAATTATTATTTCCTGGATCACTAAGTATGGTCATATCAGTGATCTGAATTTGATTTTTTGATTCTTCGGAAACTACTTTAATTAAGAAGTTTTGGTAGATCGAAGAATCACTTACCTTTTCGTCATCAATAGAAACAAATAATTCTGGATCAAACTCAGAATCTGAAAAATCTTCCGAAATATCATCAATTTTTAACACATTATTTGAAATTGCTTCATTAAAATCACTAAGTTTTTTTGTTTTTAATTTTAAAAATCTAGATTTTTCACCAAAAACATCAGCATCCTGAACTAAATCAAAATTATTAATGGTATCAACTCTTTTTTCATTTAAAATATCTACAACTATAGTAGTAACATTTGATGTTGTTGTAATTCCTACTTCAGATTCTTTAATTAACTCTGTATGTGCAAAGTTTTTAGTTCCTATAGTATGTACAATGTCATTAATAGCAGTTTTTTGATCATTCCAAGTTACTTGACTCTTGATGGCATAAGAAAGATTTTGGTAATAATCATTGTCAGGAAGAACTTGATAATCTTCATTTAAAAACCCTGACCTAGTAAACCAACCTTCATCAACTCTATTGGTTGCAGAAACTGTGTAATTTCCATCAAAGAGTTTAATGTCCTTAATAGTTGCTACGTTTCCACTTACTTTTCCTGCTATTTTATCGTTAGATTTAATTACATCGGATCCAAATATTTTCAATGTATTACTACTTTCGTATTCAAATACTTTCAAATTTGATTCTTCATCATTCAACAAAATATCTTCACCAATTTGAAAATTGGATGATTCAATTTCAACTAAAAATACTGGATAATTTTTTGCATTGACCAAAGTTCCTGAAGAATCTTGTATAGTTTTTGGAGTTCCAGGATTAGATGATTTGGATTTTATTGTTACTATGTCTGCTCCGGAAGGATCTGCAGCTAAACCATAATTTGTGACGGTAAAGAATTTGTAACCATAATCCTTAGAGTTAAATCCATCTCCTAACGATCCTTCTTTCTGAATACCTTCTATAAAGACCTCATCATTTACTGCAAAAGGTTTCTTGCCAAATCCACTAAAAGGTGTTGTAATTGTACAATCAAAAGTTTGGGAATTGGAATCATAACTTACTTTTTGAACACTAACACCATTTGTGTTATTTACTGTGAAGATTTCTGCTCCAAAGTCCGATATTCCTTTTGGTGAAACTTCAACATCAATTTTGGATATTGAAGAACCAGAAATAACTACTTTTAATAGACCATTAGAAATTTCTTTTCTATCATCTTTATTAATCAAAACTAAATCTGGTTCACCAATAAAGTTAGATCCCCCATCAGTAACATTAATAAATCCTACGGTATTGGATTCTATTAAAGAAACTATAGGAGCAATTGATGCAATAGGTTTTAAAGTTTTATCTGAGGAATATTCATAATTAGTATCGATTACTTTAGAAGATAATACATTACCAATGCTAGAGGATTTTGATAAGATTGATAAACCACTACCTTCTTCCGAATCTGTTCCACTGAAAATGGGAAGTTTATTGTAATTTAATCCTTTTGATATTATTTTAACTTTGTCAACCGGTCCTTTTGCATTTTTAGATGTAGTAGTATATTCTAACTTATTACATTCAGAACTATCATAACTTAATTTTTCGGGGACATTTCGAAGATTTATATCAAAAGAAGAAGATTCCGAAGATTCAATTCCAAATACGATGTATCTTTGATTATAAAGACTGTCAGAATATAAAATTTCTGAATAGTTTTCTATGGTAGTATCGGATGTACTAATATATCCAGATTTTTCAAGTGAGTAATAAATTTTTTGAGGCAAATTAGAATTATAATTAATAGTAAATTCTGCACCCGAATTTCCAGGAGTTCCAGATTCTACTGTTACAAATAAATCCGTTGATCCTGTAGAAACAAAATCATTTAAAAATTCTTTATCGTAAAAAACTTTAAATTTATATCCAGATAAAGTATTATCTGATAAATCAAACACTAAGTTATTATTTTTCACAACTTTAATTTGTGGATTGATTAAAGATATTTTTTGATTAGAATTGCCCGTAGAAGTAATATCAATTTCTTTTGGTGGATTATTACGTGTGTCAATTATAGTCTCACATAATTTAATTGTATTACTATCTTTTACAAATACATAATACGAAGTATTATTAACAGGAACATTTGGTGAAATATATGAAGAATTTGTATATATTACTTTGTCTCCGGTTTTAAATGAATGATTAGAAATAGTAATTTCATTCAGTGAAGTATTAATATCAGACGTGTTTATCTTAACCGGATCAATAATTATATTCTCGGTGTAGTCATTATATAAAACCTTTACTTTAGAAGAAGTTCCAATTCCAACAGAGAGAGATGGGTTTATATTTAAATCAATAACATCTCCACTTTTTAAACCATGATACGTTGATACTGATACAGTAGATTTATTTTTTGCAACTTTTGCTGTTTTTTCATCAAAAACACTTTCAATTAAATAATCCGCAGAATTTTCACCATCTGCAATAAAATAAACTTCTGTCGAAGTCGGAGAAGTTTTAAGTCCAATAGTATCTCTAGATTTGTTTACTATGTAAAGATCAGAAGGTAAATTGAAATTTGTACCCGTAGGAGTGTTCCTTACTTGGATGTCATTACCACCCTTATCAAAATTTACTTTTTGATTATTTTTGAAAGGATGATTTTCTAAGAAAATTGATTGTGCCGGGA